CGCTACTCTTATTGTTAATAAAATGAGAGGTATTTTGAATGTGTGTGCAGTTAAAGCTCCTGATTTTGGTGACCGTCGTACTTTGCTTATGAATGATATGGCTGCTTTAACTGGTGGTCAAGTTGTTGATAAAGATAAAGGTATGAAATTGGATAAATTTGATTTGAATTGGTTGGGTGAATGCCGCACAGTCACTATTACTAAAGAATCAACTACTATTGTAGATGGAGCAGGTGACAGTGATACAATTAAAGAATTGTGTTCTTCACTTCAAAATCAAATTGAAAATTCTACCTCACCATTTGAGACTGAAAAACTCCAAGAACGTTTAGCTAAATTGGTTGGTGGTGTAGCTGTGATTCATGTAGGTGGAAATACTGAAACTGAAATGAAAGAAAAGAAAGATCGGGTAGATGACGCTCTTCAAGCTACTAAAGCCGCTATTGAAGAAGGTATTGTACCTGGAGGTGGATTAGCACTACTACACTCAGCTTATGATACAACTTGTGAACTTAAAAATTATGATGAAGAGTTAGGTTGTAGAATTATGCAATCAGTTCTTCAGAAACCATTTGAACAGATTCTTGTCAACGCTGGATTGAAAGATGATGTTCATTCTATTAAACATTCTATCTTAGATCAAGAAGATAGAAATATAGGTTATAATATTAAAACAAGTGAATATATTGATTTCTTTGAAGCTGGTATTATTGATCCAACTAAAGTTACAAGATGTGCTCTTGAAAACGCAGTTTCAATAGCTGGTACTATTCTATTGACTGAATGCACTTTGGTTGAAAAACCAAAAGAAAAAGAGGAAGAGTCATTTGGAGGAATGCCTGGAATGTATTAAATTTAGGTTATGGCAAGTTTTGAAACTGTTGAACAAAAACAACTCATTGCTAAGAGAGTCCCACCTGGTGATAGGTGGGCTCTTACCAATGACCCCAATACTGTAATCTCTTCTCTTACAGAAACATTGGAAAAATATTTTCAAAAAACTAAGTTTAATAAAGCATTTTATCTTGATCCTATTGGAGGAGCATTATATTCGGTTGACCGAGTAGAAATAGAAAAAGAACCTGAACCAATTAAAACATTTGACTTTTACGGAGATGGCTATCAATAATACACTTTGGGTTGAAAAATATCGCCCTGATGTTTTGGAAAATTATGTTGGAAATGAAAATCTAAAAGAAACCATTTCTAAGTATATTGAACAAAATGATATACAAAACTTAATCTTCTACGGACCTGCTGGTACAGGTAAGACTACTCTAGCTAAACTTTTAGTTAAGAATATTGAATGTGATTTCATCTACATCAATGCTTCAGATGAAAGAGGTATTGAAACTATTAGAGACAAAGTATCAGGATTTGCTAGTACAATGTCTTTTAAACCACTTAAAGTAGTTATTTTGGATGAAGCTGATTTTTTGACTATTCAAGCTCAAGCTTCACTTCGAAATGTTATTGAAACATTTTCTAAAAGTACTAGGTTTATTCTTACCTGTAACTATATTGAACGTATTATTGATCCGCTTCAATCTCGTTGTCAAACACTTAAGATTGTACCTCCTAGTAAAGCAGATGTAGCTCGTCATATTTGTAAAATACTAGCTATTGAAGAAGTAAATTATGACACTGATAGTGTAGTTAACATTGTTAAAAAACACTACCCAGATGTTCGTAAAATGCTTAACATCTGCCAAATGTCATCTAAAAAAGGTGAATTGGTTATTGATCCTCAAACTTTAGTATCAAGTAATTATATTGATCAAATTATTGAGTTGTTACCCAATAACAAATCATTTAAGCAAATTCGACAGGTTATAGCTGATTCTAATGTAGAAGATTTTGAAGCCCTATATAAAGCATTATATGAAAGAGTAGATGAATATACTACTCGAGATGCTGAAGCTATAATCATTATTGAAGAATATTTGTATCATTCTAATTTTAGAATTGATAAAGAAATTAATGTTATGGCTTGTATTGCTAAGTTGTTAACCTTAACAGGTAAAAAAGTTTTATGAAAGAAATAATAGAGTTTGGAGATCGAAAATTTCTTTTATATCGTACGGTAAGAGAGTTTGAAAAATTAGATCCCAATATCTTAAAAGAATATTGGTATTGTGATACAGTATTAAAAAAAGAAGATATGTTTTACTTTTGTAATGAAATTAAAGAAATAGAATATGAAGAAGTCAACACCGGAAATGGGGATGCAACCTCAAATTGATCTTAAAAAAACAGTAGCAGTAACAACTGAAGCTGGTAATGATATTTGGAAACAAGGATTTGTTCTGCGACGAGTATCACGCTTTATTACTCAGGGTTCTGAAGATGGAATTCTCCCCATCCCTGTATTTTATGATGGAGAAACTGGTAAAATTTTAAAAGATACACTCCCACCAGACCTTAGAGACGAATATGACACTATTTGATTGGTTAAAAGAACTAACTGGTAGTAAACGTGATTGGGATTCCTTCTCTGATAAAGAGAGGGAATCCTTTAATCCGTACATGGTGAATCGTTTTCTCTCAATGCATGAACCATTTATTGAATTAGTTAATTATGTTCAAACTATTCCTTATACTGATAAAGAAAAATATTATAGAGTATACTGTAGATTGTTACCTAAACAAAATGTTTGGCTCAAATATATTAAATCAACTATGAAACAACCAACATCTGATCTTGTAGAAGCTATTGCTAAAATTTATGATTGTTCTAAAAGAGAAGCTTCTGATATTGTAGTTACCATTGATAATGATGATTTAGAGAGTGTACTTTATAGAGCAGGTTATCAAGATAAAGAAATAGTTAAAATGTTTAAATAATGGATAGTATAGTAAAATCAATCATAAATCAATTTACCACTCGAGCTGAAGTAGGTGAAACCAAATATGGAGTTAACATGGATAGGGATGATTTATTATTCCCTGAATGGATTACTCATATGAAACAAGAACTAATGGATGCCATCATCTACTTAGAAAAAATAGAAAAGCTATATGGCGAAAAAGATCAAGCCAAGAATACTGACTGAAATTAAAAATAAACAATTACCAGAGGTAAATTATGCTTACCATAAAGTAATTTCTTATTCTCAGTTCTCCATGTTTCAAGGATGTCCACACAAATGGGCACTCCAGTATAGAGATGGACATTACAATGACTCTCCCTCTATTCACTTTACATTTGGTACTGCTATGCACGAAACCATTCAGGAATGGCTTACCATTATGTATGAAGAATCAGCCGCTAAAGCTGATAGTATTAATTTAGAGGAACTTTTTCAAAGTAAATTTATAAATCTCTACCAAGAAGAATATAAAAAGAACTCAGACACCCATTATTCTTCTCCAACTGAGTTAAGAGAATTCTTTGAAGATGGAGTAGCTATTCTTGACTTTCTAAAAAAGAAACGTAGTTTATACTTTAAGAAAAAGGAGTGGCATTTAGTAGGAGTTGAAATACCTATTTTATTAAATTTAGGTAACAATATAATGTATAAAGGTTATATTGACTTAGTTTTATATGATGAAAAGAATGATAAATTTCATGTTTATGATATAAAAACTTCTACTAAAGGATGGGGTGATAAAGATAAAAAAGATGAGACTAAACAAATGCAACTTGTCTTTTATAAAAAATTCTTTAATGAATTGTATGGTGTGCCTCTTGAGAATATTGAGGTGGAATTCTTTATTTTACGCCGCAAAATATGGGAAAATACCGACTATAATATCACTCGCATACAATTATACAAACCCGCAGCGGGTCGTAATAAATTAAGTAAAGCTCAAAAAGTATTAGATAATTTTATTAAGGAATGTTTTGATTCTAAGGGAAAACCATTAGTAAAAGAACATGCTAAAGTAGTATCTAATATGTGTAAGTGGTGTCCATTTAATGATAAAAAAGAGCTTTGTAACAAACAGCATTCTTAACACTTCCCTATATATTTATATACGCAAATATTAAAAATTATAAATGTCATGTCAGATAA